AGCAGGCCCGGGCCAAGATGGAGGAGGACATGAAGCTGCTCAATGTCCGCTTGTCTGGGGCGCAGGAGGACCGGGAGCAGGCTGCACAGGCTGTGGCCAGGCTGGAGGCACAGCTGGCCGAGCTGAAGGAGCAGCCGGTGGAGGTGGCTGTAGAGACCGTGGTGGACCAGGCGGCCATCGACAAGGCCCGAGAGGAAGCTCAGGTGGCGGTGTCCATAATGCAGGCCAAGCTGGATAAGGCACGGTACGAAAAGGAGCGGGCGGAGGCCAGGCAGAAAAACGCGGAGGAGGCCCTGGAACAGGTCCGGCTCCAGCTGGAGGAGCAGGCCAGAGCGGAGAAAAAGGCCGCCCTGGGGGCGGACAAGGACGTGGCCCAGTTTGAAGTCCTCTTTGACCAGGGCAAGGATCTGGCCAACAAGATGCGGGGGATGCTCCTGAAGGCCCGGGGCCGGGAGGACCAGGCCGCAGCCCAGGGGATGGCCAAGGCCCTGCGGGCCCTGGCGGAGGCCATTGGGCGGTGTGCGGAATGAGCAGATGGTTTGAGCAGGCCCGGGAGGATTGGATGAAGGAAGATTTTATATGAGTAAATACCGATGTGAGTTCCCGGACTGGGAAAACGAACCCCGCCCCTGCGAAAATCCAAACGAGGACCCGCCTTTGAGCTGTGATTCGTGTTTTTTCGGCTGCGAGGTAGACGATATTGACCTCTGGATTGGCTGCGTAGACTGTGAGGCGGACGATGCTGAATAAAATAATCCTGATGGGCCGGTTGGGCCGGGACCCGGAGGTGCGGTACACCCAGAGCGGCAAGCCGGTGGCCTCCTTCTCCCTGGCGGTGGATCGGGATTTCAAGGATAAGGCCAGCGGAGAGCGGGCCACGGACTGGATCGACGTGGTGGCCTGGGACGCCAAGGCCAAATTTGTGCAGCAGTATTTCCATAAAGGCCAGCAGGCTGTGGTAGAGGGGCGGCTCCAGATCCGGGACTACACCGGTCGGGATGGGACACGCCGGCGGGCGGCGGAGGTGGTGGCGGACAATATCTATTTTGCCGGCGCCAAAGCCGCCGCCCCCAGCGAGGGTAACGCACCGGAGGAGAGCCTGCCGCCAGAGCCCGGAGAGTCGTTCTCGGAGCTGGAGGATGAGGGCGAACTGCCATTTTGAGGAGGAGTCAATATGAGCCGGAAGAAGAACCTGCGGAGGCTGTCTGTGCTGGTGACGGCGCAGACGCTGCATAACCTGGAGCGGCTGGCCGCCATGGACGGCAGCCGGAACCTGGGCCGGGTGGTGGACAAGCTCACCCGGGACAAGATGGTGTCGATGTGGTGGAAGGGGGAATTGACTGATGACGCGGGAAGACGCGGTTGAGATTCTGACGACAGCCAGGGAGATGTATCCTGGAAAATCGGTAATCAGGGACGCATTTACGCTGGCCCTCTCTGCCCTCCGCCCCGTCAGCTAGGAGCAGGTGGAGAAGGTGTGGAGGGGCGAGTGGGTAAAGCGTCATAAGCGCCGGGGTGGTTTTCGCCGCGTCAAGGGTATTGACGACATGGGCGAACAGCACGAGGTCACGGTAGACGAACGGTGTGAGTATGACGACCTTTACTTCTCAAAGTGCGGAAAGCAAAGCCCGGATAACTTCTTAAATTTTTGTGGGTACTGCGGTGCTCCCATGACGGACGAGGCCGTGGAGATGGTGATAGAGAGATTGGAGGAGTTCCATGGACAAGAAAATCCTTGACGTAACCTGCGGTGCAAGGTCTATCTGGTTCGACAAGCACCATCCAGCGGCTGTGTACTGCGATAAGCGCAGGGAACAATATCATCACCTCTGGAAAAACGCTGGTAACTGTACGCTGGACATTAACCCGGATGTTATGTGCGACTTCACAGAGTTGCCATTTCCGGACAACAGTTTCCCGCTGGTAGTGTTTGACCCTCCCCACCTGACCGGCGCAAAGGAAACGGCGTGGCTTGTCAAGAAGTACGGGAAACTGGACGATAATTGGCCCCAAATGCTCCACAATGGTTTTCGGGAGTGTATGCGGGTTTTGAAACCAGACGGTGTACTTATTTTCAAGTGGTCGGAGTACGACATCCCGGCGGCAGAAGTCTGGAAAGCCATTGGACAAAAGCCGCTGTTTGGACATCACAGCGGAAAACAGAGCCGCACGTTCTGGGGGTGCTTTATGAAATTGGATAATGGGGAGGCTCTGAAAGATGGCAAGGGCGATTGAGAAGGGCGCAACGTACCTCGATAAGCTGTGCCACAAGCTCTATGATGAACCAAAAGGGCGAGGCTTTCAGGTAGATGGAAAATGCCGCCGTTGCGGTGGCCCTCTTATGACATATTACTGCGAAGATAGGCTGCATTTGATTGCCTGCGAGAAATGCGGTACATTGGCGCTCACAAAAGCCGTTTCTCCACAAGTTGCTGCAAATTTGACCTTGCGTCAACCCACCCTCACCCCGCCGAACGAGCCGCTGACGATGGAGGAACTGCGGAAGATGGATGGGGAGCCAGTTTACATGACTTTCCCCTCAGACACTGGGAATCAATGCGGTCATTGGGCATTAGTTGGGACGCAAAGATGGGGTGCTGTATCGCTGATTTATGGTTGCGGATGGTCAAGTTATGAATCCGCCGTAGAAACTTTAGGGGCAAAATTTTACCGCCGCCCGCCGGAGGGAGAGGAGCATTGCTATGGCTGACCTGATATGCTCTATGATCTGCAAACACCGCTCTAAGCGCCCTCTGCGGAAGTGGCGGAACAAGGATGGAAGCCCGTGCTTTGGGTGCAGTCTGAAATATGTGAAGATCTCCCGGGTGTTTGACATGGATGGAGATATTTGTGCCGTTGCCGGGGAGGGGAACATGGCTCATTGCGCGTTTTATGAGCCGCTGGATGAGCCGGAGGGAGAGGAGGACACCACATGACAAACGCAGATAAAATCCGGGCCATGAGCGACGAGGAGTTGGCGGACATTTTCCTCAGAGCTGACTTTTGTAAGTGTTGTGAGCATGAAAAAGACGGAGTATGCAATTACATCTGTGCTTATCCAAACATTCCGCTTTATGAAGGGTGCAAGCAAGCTGCATTGAAGTGGATGAAGCAGCCAGCAGAGGAGGACACCTGATGGACATTGAGAATCTGATTGAGCAGCTGCGTTGGTGGGCAGATCACTGCGACCGAACAAATTACGGCTGCCATACAAGGGCTTTTTTGCTGGACGCCGCCACCGCCTTCTCCACGCTCCAGGCCGAAAACGAGAAGTTGCGGGCCGAACTGGAGCAGAAATCAAAACTGATTGCTCAGCAGGCCACAGAATTGGAACGGCGGGACAAACTTCTGAAAGAACAAGAGACCGAGTTGGATCAGATGAAGCGGGAGAATGAGACCCTAAAACATGCATTACAAAATTGGCACGAGGAGGTCTGACATGAAGCGACTGACCCGAAGATTAGCTGATGGCAGGGCGTGTTTTAAGCCCCACCTATATGGACAAATGAATAAAGATGTCTGTGACCGCCTCGCCGCCTACGAGGACACGGGCCTGGAGCCTTGCGACTATTCCGCCATGGCCCACGCTCTGGAGCAGGCGGAACGAGCCAGAGAAGATCTGACAGAAATGATCCGCCAGATTGGGGCAACGGGGCTTGACCGCCTCCGCGAACTGGCCCCGGCGGACAAGGAGGGCATTTCACCGTGTACATTTTGCAGATTCAATCCTCCGTCAAGTGGTGATGGGAAACCATGTTGTATGTGCCCAGCAGAGGCCGCACTACGGAGGGAGAAGCTGATGGCAAATAAACCTGTGATTGGCTATCAGGTATGTCCTTACTGCGGCGGAAAGGTCCCTGTAATTTGGGATGGAAACCGCAAGGAAACCTGTATGTACTGCAAGAAGCGGTTTCAACTGAAGCGGCAGAAACTAAAAAACACCATGCGGGTCAACTGCCCGCCGGAGGGAGAGGTGGGCATGGTTAAATACATTGGAAACGGAGGAGATCAAAATGGCGCGACTGACATATAAGACTAAGGACGGGAGCTGGGGGCTCCGGGGGGTGCCGTGGACGCAGCTGGCGGCACTGCCGCCGAGGGTGTATGGGGCCCTGGCCAAGCTGACGGACATGGAGGAGCTGGTAGATCAGATCAATGATCCAGCCGGAGGTCGGAATGGTCAGGCAGACCTGGCAATGGAGGATCTGCTGGGCCACGGGGAAACACGGACAAAAGAGGGAAGGGAGCGGGGACAAGAATGGATCATGAAGCGGTTTTGCCGGATCGAGTGAGAGAGCCGGGCTCCGTCCTGGTGATCCGGCTGCCCATCCAGAATGAGGTGCGCTCGCTCCAGAATTACCGGCGGTATGTGCTGGAGTCCATTGCCCAAGGAATCCTGGTGCTGGGCAAGGATGTGACCTACTGTGTGGAGCAGCTTGGGTGGATGCCTCCGGTGGTGCTGGGGGAGGAGCCGCCGGTGCCGGAGGAGCCGGAACCGTCCAGTCCGCAATGCACAGGGAGAAACGCTGCGGAGAAGCGGCGGATCTTTGAACGGCTCCAGCTGTTCCGGGGGGCCAATGGGCTGGGCTGTCTGCGCCGGATCTCTGATAAATGTACGTTTGGCATCACGGACGACCTGCTCCGGGACATCCTGACCGGCAATGCCTCCCCGACCATCAAGGAGTGGCGGGAGATTGGCCGGGCGCTGGACGAGCTGGAGGGAAAGGGGGCCGCCAGTGAGTAAGACCTTGAAGCAGGTCCGGGCCGGCCGCCTCGTGTGCGCGGTGGTCTACACCACGGCCGCCGCCGGAGACTCGCCCCGGGCCCGGACCCAGAAGCAGCGGGCATCTACCGCCGCCCGGGATAAGCTGAACGCCAGGACCTCATTCCAGAAGCTGGAACGGACTCTGGCGGCCAATTTTGACAACGGGGACCTGTTCATTACCCTGACCTATGATGATACGCACCTGCCGGAGGACCGGGAGGCGGCCATCCGGCGAATACGGTCGTTCCTCTCCAAACTGCGGAAGGCCAGAAAGCCCCGAGGACAGCTGCTCCACTATATTTATGTGACAGAGGGCGGATGTCCTGGCGGCCGGCTCCACCACCATCTGGTGGTCAACAGCACCGGAGAGGACCTGGAGGAGATCCGCCGGCTCTGGATCTATGGAGACAACGTAGAGGTGCGGCGGCTGGAGTTCAATCAGGGCCACACCTACGAGGACCTGGCCAGCTACCTGACCAAGGAGCCGCGGGAGTGGGGACACCCACAGGTGGGAGAGCGGACCTGGACGCCGTCTCTGGGGCTGGCCCGGACAGAGCCGGAGACGGAGACCGTCCCGGACTATGTGACGCTGACGGCTCCGCCCGAGGCCGTGATCCTGCAAAATGAGGGACCTGTCCGCAATGGATACGGCGAATTTGCCTGGATCAAATATATGCTGCCCTACCAGCCGGACCGGAGACGGGCCAGGAGCAAGCGGCGGCGCAGACGGAAAAAAGAATAGGCTTTTCTATTCTTTTCGGTCTCGGGGGTAAGTATATTCTCTTTGATTTCTCAGAAAAAGGGGGCAAAAAGATTTGCAATCGAACATGCGTTGTGGTAAAATCATCGTGAGGGATGGATGGGTGATCTGCCCGGTGTGCCAACGGGGGAAACTCCTGAAGGTCCGCGCAGACACGACCGCCCGAAACCTGCCACGCAAGTGCAAACGCTGCGGACAGGAGACCCTCGTGAATATCGAAGCGCCTGAGCCCGCGTCCAAAGTGACCAGCGCCTGAGCCGATGACAACCCGAGCAGTCGGGTGTCGTGGCTTGGGCGCTTTTTGTTTTGCCTGGAGGTGATAGCCCATGGCCCTGAAGCCGCTCAGGCCGTGCCGACACCCGGGGTGTGCCGCCCTGACCCGGGAGGGGTACTGTCCCAAGCACAAGCCCCAGAAAGCCCCTCGCCGGGTCTCGGCGGAATATCACAGCTGGTACAGCCTGCCTATCTGGACGGACGACCTGCGCCCGGCGCAGCTCCTGCGGGAGCCGTTCTGCCGCGAGTGCGCCAAGCGTGGTGACCGTATCCGGGCCACGGTAGTGGACCACATCAAGCCGCACCGGGGGAGCTGGCCGCTGTTCATCGACCCGGCCAACCACCAGAGCCTGTGCAAGCGCTGTCATGACCGCAAGACGGCCTTGGAGCAGCGGAAAACGGGGGGCTTTTTTTGAGCACTGCACGGGAGACATGGCGGGACGCTTGGGCGCAGGCGCGCGGCTGGGCATGCGCCTATCCGGGCGCAGGGAGGCCTTCGGCCTCAGACCCTCCCCCCGGGTCAAAAAAGTCTGCGTGAAAGTGTGCAAGACCGCAGGCATCCCGCTGCGCGAAAAAATTTCCCCATGAGATGGGAGGCGAAAGTGATGGATCGAGAAACGATCAAGCGGCAGATACAGCTCTACCACGGCGACTGCCTGGCGGGCATGGAGCGGGTGGCGGACCGGGCGGAAGAACTGACGGCGGCATAGGAGCAGGGAGGTGATGCGGGATGCCGGGACCGAGACAGCCCACGGATCTGGTGAAGGCCAGGGGAAAAAAGCATTTTTCCCAGACGGAGGAGGACCAGCGCAGGGACCAGGAGGTCCATGTGCAGCCGCCGGACCGGGCGGAGCCGCCCCGGTGGCTGGGGAAGAAGTTCCACGCTGAGTTCCGGGAGATCGGGGAGATCCTGCGCCAGGCCGGCCTTTACACGGAGCTGGACCGGGATGTGCTGGGCCAGTTCCTGGTAGCCCGGGAGCGGTGGCTCCGGTCGGACAGGCTGGCCTCCGCCGCCATCCGGGCCAGGGACGAGAAGCTGGCTAAGGTGTGGACGGCTGTCCAGAGCTCCTATTTCCGGCAGTGCCGGCAGTGCGCCGAGGTGATGGGGCTGTCCATCTCCTCCCGGTGCCGGCTGGTGGTGCCGGAGGTGCTGGCCAACGCGGCCAAGGACGAGGGCGAGGAAGACGAGTTCACCCGCGCGCTGAAGGCCAGGCAGGCCAGGGCGGCGGGGGGCTGAGCCATGGAGGAGCGGGACGAAGAGAGCGGGCGCTTTGTGTGCGACTTTGTGGAGCGCCTGCCCACTACGGACACGGGGAAGCCCTTCCGGCTGTATGAGTGGCAGCGGGAGACGCTGATGGAGTTCTACTCCACCATGGAGCGGGACGAGGAAAGCGGCCGGCTGCTGAGGAAGTATCAATATCTCTATCTGGAGATCCCCAAGAAGAACGGAAAGAGCGAGCTGTCCGCCGCCCTGGGCCTGTATCACCTGTTCGGTGACGGGGAGCTGAACGCGGAGGTGTATCTCTGCGCCGCGGATAAGGACAATGCGGGCATCGTGTTCCGGGCGGCGGTGTTCATGCTGGAGACCGCCCCCTGGACCGCCAAAATGATCGCCCGAGGAGAGCTGAAGGTCGTCCGATCCCAAAAGCGGATCGAATACCGAAGGCGGGTGAAGGCGGAGAATGGCGGCCTGCGCTGGGTCACGGTAGGGCTGATGCAGGTGCTCTCCTCGGAGTCCTACTCCAAGCACGGCTACAAGCCCAGCTGCGTGATCTTCGATGAGCTCCACGCCCAGCCTGACCGGAAGCTGTGGGACGTGATGACCGGCGCGGCCGGCGCCGCCCACGACCAGCCGGTGTGGATCGTGCTGACCACTGCGGGCGACGACCCGGACCGGCACAGCATCGGCTGGGAGATCCACGAGCGGGCGGTGGCCATCCGGGACGCCCGGCAGCTGCGCCGCATCCTGGCGGAGGGGGGTGACCCCCGACAGGTGCTCTCCCTGCGGAGGGCGGAGGAGGACGACCTCCCCCGGGCCCAGGCGGCCCTGCTGGAGCGGGACGAGAGCAACTGGCTGCCGGTGCTGTACGGCCTGACTGCCATGTTTGGGGACGACCCGGACGACCTGGACCGGGTGGACATCTGGGACGAGGCGCTGTGGTACCGGTGCAACCCGTCCCTGGGGAAGCATCTGACGCTGCGGGCGCTTCGGCTGGAGGCCCAGGCAGCCAAAAAGAGCCCGGCGGCGGAAAAGCTGTTCCGATGGCTGCGGCTCAACCAGTGGATCAGCGTCAAGGCGGTGGGCTGGCTGCCCCTGACCCTGTACGACAAGACACAGTGGACCCGCCCGGAGTGGAGGCCCCTCAGCGCGCCGGCGCGGAGACAGGCCGCCCGGGACGTTCTGGAGGGAAAGACCTGCTATGGCGGGCTGGACCTGTCCACCACCACCGACTTGACGGCCCTGGCCCTTCTCTTCCCGCCCCAGGCGGGGCTGGAGAGCTGGGTGGTCCTGTTTTGGGCCTGGCGGCCGGAGGACGGGACCCTGGAGGCGGAGCAGCGGGATCACGTCCCATACCGGGACTGGGCCCGGGCGGGCTTCCTGGAGCTGTGCCCCGGGGATATGGTGGACTTCTCCATGGTGGAGGAGACGGTGGCCGCTGTGGCGGAGGAGTTCCAGCTGGACACCCTGGGCGTGGACCCCTACCTGTCCCGCACCCTGACGCCCCGGCTCATGGAGCGGCATATCCCGGTGATCGAGGTGCCACAGGACATGAAAAACCTGTCCCCGGCCATGAAAGAGGCGGAGCGGCTGATCCGGGCCCACCAGATGCTCCACGAGCACAACACCTGTGCCCGGTGGAACTTCGGAAACGTGCGCTGCTATGCGGATATCAACGAGAACATCCGGCCCCACAAGCAGCGGAGCATCGGACGCATCGACATTACGGTGGCCTGGATCATCGCCATGGCGGCGGCCATGCTGAAGGAGCAGCAGAAGCCGGACCTGGCCGAGGTAATACGGACGAGAAACTATCACCTGTAGGCCGATGGCCAGAGAGGAGGAGACATGAAGAATCTTGTGAACTGCCTGGCAAAGCACCTGGGCGAGCTGGTGCTGGTGGGCGGTGCCGCCGTGGTGGCGGTGGGCGCGGGGATGATCTATCTGCCCGCGGGCCTGATCACTGGGGGCGGCCTGGCCATCGCCGGCGCGGTGCTGTCCCTGTGGGGAGCGGGTGAGGAGAAATGAGCCTGCGGAAAGGA